CGTCATCCCGCTCGGCCCCGGATACTGAACCTGTTGCATCTCCCTCGGGTATGCCCTATATTCGAGGGAGAAGGAGTTACGTCATGATCATCGTCATCGGATGCAGCGAGAAGAAGGAAGCGGGATCGGTCCCGGCCTTCGACAAGTATCTTGCCCGCCAGCATGACGTGGTCCGCGAGAGCATCCAGGACCTGTGGGCCGCTGGCCATGAGGTCTTCATCCTCTCGGCGCAATTCGGGCTCGTCCCGGCCCACAAGTCAATCCCCGACTACGACCTTCGCCTGACCGCGGATCGCGCGGTCGAGCTGGGCAAGCAGGTTCGCAAGGTGCTGGCCGAGGTCGAGGGCGATCATGACGAGGTTCGGGTCTACGGCTCGAAGCTCTACCGCTCGGTCGTCGCCGCTGCGACCTCGCTCCCGGTCGAAGGGATCGTGGGTCAGGATCGCGGGTGCGGCGACCACTTTTCGGCCCTCAAGCAGTTCCTGGAGGATTTCATCTGATGCTCGATCTCGCCCTTGCCACCACGTCGATCACGGCGTGGATCGGCCTCATCTCGCTTATCGCCCGCGACCAAGGCTGGCCCGAGCGGCTCCTGTGGGCGGCCGTCTTCCTCACGCAGCTTGGGGTCCTGGTCTATGCCCTCGGGTAAGCGCGACCCCTTCTGCGCTGTCCCGGGCTGCTGGAACCGCTTGAGCGAGGCGAACACTACCGGCGTCTGCCGCCAGCATAACCACTACCCGGACCGCTGCGGGTGCGCGCAGTGCCGGCAGGGCGAGGTCCCGCGCTATCGGATCAAGACCCGGGCGGAGCTCGTCGCCGAGGGGCTGCTTTTGCCGGAGCCTCCGCTGACCCCTGTCCCGAGCCCTGCCAAGGAGGAGCGGGCGCGCGCCTCGGAGCGCGCAGAAAAGCGCAGCAAAGGCAAGAAAGGTGTTACACACCCGCCTCTTCCGTTCTAATATGGGGGCAGGAAGAAGGAGATACGCCATGACCACCTCTTGGAACGACTTCATCGATGGCCTCGCGGACGAGGCGCTGCCGGCCGCGTCGAAGCGGACGAAGGAAGAACGCTTCGAGTGCGGCCAGTGCGGCGGCACGGGCATCTACCGCGGCCCCCGCGTCCATCAGGAGAAGGCGCATTGCTTCGCTTGCCGGGGCAAGGGCTACTTCAAGACGGACCCGCGCAAGCTGAAGGAGCGCCGCGTCAACGCCGCTGTCGCCAAGGCGAAGGCCCTGTCGGACGGCATCGAGGCCTTCCGCGCTGCGCAGCCCGAGATGTTCCGGGAGCTCAAGAACGTCCACGAGCTGGGCGGCAGCAACGAGTTCATCGTCTCGCTGGCGTCGCAGCTCTTCACGCGGGGCTCGCTGTCGGACAAGCAGGTCGCCGCTTGGCATCGCGGCAAGGAGAAGCTTGAAGCGATCCGCGCCGAGCGCGCTGCCGAGGCGAAGAAGGCCGAAGTCTCGGTCGACCTCGCCCCGATCCGCGAGATGTTCGAGACCGCGGTAGAGAACGGCTACAAGAAGCCGACCTACCGGGCCGAGGGCCTGATCATCAACCGCGCTCCCGATACGGGCAACAACCCCGGCGCGCTCTATGTCAAGAACGAGGAGCAGACCTACCTCGGCAAGATCCTCGGGACCACGTTCAAGCCGGTCCGGGGCGGCGAGAGCGCCGCCGAGGCCCTGCTGGCCATCGCGGCCGATCCGCTCGCCGCGGCGCTCCGCTACGGCCAGCGCACGGGACGCTGCGCCTGCTGTGGGCGCGAGCTGACCAACCATGCGTCGATTGACGCGGGCATCGGCCCGATCTGCAAGGACAAGTGGGGCCTCTGATGGCCCCACCTTTTCGCTTGAAGCAACTCAGCGGGGGAAGGTAAAATGGGACGTGCTAGTTTGGAGGACCGCATCGTGACAGCCCTAAGTGAATCGATCCTGGCGTGGATCGCCCAAGCGTCGGACGAATTCCTGCGCGAGAAGCTGACCGAGTATCAGGCTCGGCTAGATACGGGCAACGCCCGGGACGACCAGCACCTGCCGCCGCTTATCGGCGCGCTGCGGGTTGAGCTCAAGAAGAGGGAGTTGGCCAATGTCGCGTGAGCCGCTTAATCGCTCGGAGTGGTGGATCAACTTCCTGATCTGGAGCTACATCTTCGTCGGAACCGCCGCGGTCGCCCTCGGCGTTGTCTTCCTGATGCTGCTCGGGGTAATCGAGCTCTTGGTCGCCCTGTTCGGAGGGCTCGTCTAGTGCCTCGAATGTGGATGGTCGATCCCGACAAGATGTGCGATCAGCACCTGCTCGGGGAACATCACGAAACTCACGTCTTCCTCGGACGCATCGAGAAGGGGATGTCGATCTCGCAGTATACGACACGCGGGATGCTCGAACCGACCGCGCTCTGGGTGCGCCATGAGCAGCTCGTGCGCGAGATGGCGCGGCGGGGGATGATTCATCAATCCCCGTTCCCGGCGAAGACCGAATTCAAGCGGCTCCTGCGCGGGCTGCCGAGGGAGGAGCTTAACGCGAAGGTGGACCCGATCTGGTCGCTTTCGCTCTTGCGCTCGCGCTGCGAGCGGTGCAGGGAGGGCGCGCGATGAATTACGGACTGGCTCTCGGGATCGACATCTTCGATCTGCGGCAGCAGGAACTGAGTAAGGCCGAGACGCGGGAAGCGTGGGCGGCCCATCTCGAAAGCATGCTGGGCCCACAGCCCATGCATCGCGGCACGCTCGGGATCGTCCTGGATCAGGCGAAGGTCTTGGAGCTGATTCACGTGCTGCGACGGTGAACAATCCTTCTCGGTGAAAGCCGAGGGCCGTTCATCGTATAAGACCCTTGGTGGTCTGGTGCCGGGGAGGGTTCCTTCTTCCTTCTTCCCCCTCCCCGGCATTCTTTCCAACGGGGGCACATGCGAGACGAATTCACGATAGTGCGCTGCAACAGCAGCCAGACGCTTCCGCTAGCGCGGGAGCTTTATGCGTTCGGGGTCCGGGCATGGGCTCCGCGGTGGCGGCGACGCATCCGTCTGCCTCGATCCAAGAAGACCCGAGTGGTTACGCTGCCTTTGATGCCGACCTTCGTGTTCATCGATAGTCGCGACATCCAAGAGGCGCTCTACCGCGCCCGGGCGTTCCAAGTCCCACCGTTCAGCCCGCTGCTCATCAATGGCGTGCCAGCCACTGTGGGCCTGCAAGCCCTCCATCTCATCGGCGAGCCGAGCGAGGACCCTCCCGATGCCCCGGACATCGAGTTTACGCCGGGGGATCGCGTCGAGATATGCCAAGGCCCTTTCGAGGGACGCCAAGGGATCGTAGACACCCCCATATCTGGGTATTTTCGTGTTTTACTGGAAAAATCTGGGCTGCGGGTTGATGTTCCCTCTTTCCTCCTGCGAAAAGTCGCCATATAGGGGAAAGGATCACCGGCGCATATAGCGTCGGACGGAGATGAGCTGGTTGGCGAAAGCTTGACTGCCCTCCGACCCGAAACGAGGGAAGGGAACTTCCCGCGAAGTCCTGAGGCTTCTCGATGAGCGAGCTACTGCGTCAAGCGAATTTCTGGACGACCCGGCTTCGGCCGTCTGGTCCGTTCACTTCGTTGTCGCCGGAGGAGCTTCGTAAACAGGCCATCGCTTACTTCAACTGGTGCAACGCCAACCCGCTCAAAGAAGAGAAAGTGTTCTCGACCAAGGACGGGATCGAGCGCGTGACCATCGGCCGGATGCGAGCCTTTACGATCAAAGGGCTCTGCGGGCATCTCGGCATCACGGATCGGACCTTCGAGAATTGGAAGAAGCGCCCCGAGGGCGACGAAGTGGGCGACATGGCCCGCGCCATCTCGGACATCATCTACACCCAGAAATTCGAGGGTGCGGCGGCCGAGATGCTGAACCCCGCCTTCATCGCCCGGGACATCGGACTGGCGGACAAGGTCGACCATACGAGCTCCGATGGCTCGATGACCCCGAGGGAAACACAGGAAGCGGTGCTGGATGCCCTTCGAAGGAAGCACGGCGCGGAGCCAGCGGCTGACGCCGCAGGAGATCGCTGACGCGCAGAGCGACCTGCTCTCGTTCCTCGGGCTGATGTTTCGGCGCGAGCTGAATCAGCCGTTGAAGCGCAACTGGCATCAAGAGGTCGTCTGCACGGCGTTGGAGAAGGTGGTCCTCGGGCGGACGAAGCGCCTGATCATCAACATCCCGCCCCGAGCTGGGAAGACGGAGATCGCCGTCAAGCAGTTCATGGCGTGGAGTGGGGGCCTCTTCCCCGACAGCGAATTCATCCACGCCTCTTACTCGAAGCGGCTCGCAGCAAGGAACACCTACGAGACCCGGGCGTTGATGCAGTCCGAGACGTATCGCCAGATATTCCCGCATGTCGTGATGGCGGGCGATAGCACGGCAAAGGACGAGTTCCGGACGGCGCAGGGTGGTATCTTCTACGCCACCGGGGCAGAGGGCACCATCACCGGCTATGGTGCCGGCAAGATGCGCGAAGGCTTCGGCGGGGCGATCCTGATTGACGATCCCCACAAGGCGGGCGAGGCGACGAGCCCCCTGATGCGCCAGAACGTGATCGACTGGTTTCAGATGACCATGGAGTCCCGGAAGAACCGGGACGACACCCCGATCATTCTGGTTATGCAGCGCCTTCATGAGGAAGACCTAGCAGGCTGGCTGCTTGAGGGCAATAACGGCGAGAAGTGGGAGCATATCAAGATCCCGGCGGTCGTGGACGGGGCGTCCTTCTGGGAAGACCAATTCCCGCTTGCCAGTCTGGAGGCCCGCGAGAAGGCAAGCGCCTTCGTCTTCGCTGGCCAGTATATGCAGAACCCGATCCCGGAGGGCGGGGGCCTCTTCAAGAAGGACTGGTTCGAGATAGTCGAGGCGGCCCCGGCCAATGTGGACTGGGTGCGCGGTTGGGACCTAGCGGCTACGGCCGAGGAAGGCGGGGCTCGCACCGCTGGCGTGCTCCTGGGTCGAGCGCCAGACGGGGTCTTCTATATCCGCGACACGGTAGCGGAATGGCTTTCGCCGGACGGGGTTTTTCGCACGATCCGCAACACGGCGACGCAGGACGGCCAGCAGGTGCGCGGGTCACTTCCACAGGACCCCGGCCAAGCGGGCAAGGCTCAGGTAACGGCCCTGATCCGGCATCTGGCTGGGTTCAACTACAAGGCCTCGCCCGAGAGTGGCGACAAATATACCCGAGCGCAGCCGGTAGCCGCGCAGGCCGAGGCGGGCAACATCAAGCTTGTCCGCGGCCCTTGGGTACACGGCTTCCTCGAAGAGGTTTGCGCCTTCCCGTTCGGCAAGCGAGCGGACATCGTAGACGCCTTGTCGCGCGCATTCTCGGAACACGTGACGAAACGCCGCGCTGCGGTCTTTGGGACCTACGGATAACGCATGGACAAGATCCCGACCTCAGACTTCACGGTTGATGCCAAGAGCCCAGCGGCCCCGAGCATCGACCATCAGGCGATGGCCCCCCTGTGGTTTCAGGTTCGTTCCATTATGGGCGGCACCAACGCCATGCGCGAGAACGCCGCCGTCTTCCTGCCGCGCTACCCGAGGGAAACAGACGACAACTACAACTTCCGTCGCAAGAACGCTCGTTTCACCAACGTCTACCAGGACATTGTCGAGAACCTCGCACAGCGCCCCTTCGCTAAGGAAGTCGTGATCGAGGACGACGCCCCGGACGACCTGCACAGGTTTTGCGAGGACGTGGACGGGCGCGGTTCGACCATCCATTCCTTCGCCGGCGACGTCTTCGCCAACGGCATCAACGCCGGGCTGGACTGGATTCTCGTGGACTACACGGCCGGCGTTCCGGAGAACGCGACCCGAGCGGTAGAGCGCGAGATCGGGGCTCGCCCGTTCTGGTGTCGCTACACCGCAGACCGTGTCCTCGCCGCCGAAAGCGCGATGATCAACGGCAAAGAGGAATTCGTTCACGTTCGCCTCAAGGAAACCGTTGTCGAGCGGGTAGGCTTCGAGGAAAAGGCCGTCGATCAGATTCGGGTGCTAAATCGCGAGCAAACGAGCCCCGGCGTCTACAGTGCGCCCACATGGGAAATCTGGCAGAAGCGGAAGGACGCGCAGTCCTCTTCCGAGACATGGCAGCGAACCCAAGGCCCGACCGCGATGACCGTCCCTGTCATCACGCTGGTGCCCTTCCTCGCCGGTCGTCGCAAAGGGACGTCATGGCAGGTTCAGGCTCCGATGGAAGGGGCCGCAGACCTCCAGATCGAGCTCTTCCAGCTCGAAAGTTCCCTGAAGCATATCGAGACCCTGACCGCATTCCCGATGCTGTCGGCCAACTCGGTCGAGCCCCCGGTCGGCGAGGACGGCAAGCCGGCCCCCGTCCCTGTGGGTCCGCATGCGGTCCTTTACGCCCCGGACGGCGGGAGCTGGGCCTTCATCGAGCCCTCGGCAGAAAGCCTCAACTTCCTGCGCGAGCACATCAAGGACACGACCAAGGAGCTACGGGAGCTCGGGCGGCAGCCGCTGACGGCCCAGACCGGCAACCTTACCGTGGTCACGACCGCTTTTGCCGCTCAGAAGGCGAACGCCGCAATTCAGGCGTGGGCCCTGAACCTCAAGGTCGCTCTCGAACAGGCGTTGCGCTATACCGCGATGTGGCTGCGCCAAGACCCGGAGGTCTACTTTGGGGCGGTCCTCATCGACCTCGACTTCGACCTAGGCCTTGGCGATGACGCCAGCTTCGGTCAAGTCATGCAGATGCGCCGCAACGGGGATATCAGCCGCAAGGCCCTGATCACCGAAGCGAAGCGAAGGAACATCCTGACTGCTGAATACGATCCCGACGAAGACGCGGAGGAGTTGGCGGCGGATGTGCTGGACGAGCCGGAGGAGGAAGAGCCTTCGCCGGGGCAGCCCGGCCAGCAAAGAGCCCCGGTGGCGGAGAGCTAGGGGCGCACGCTCAGATAGAGCAAGGAGAAGACGATGCCGTTGAAACTTAAGACCGTTGAGGTCGAGGGAAAGACCTACGCCGAAGTTGACAGCAAGGGGTTTCCTGTCTACCTCGATACCGACACCAACAAGGAGATCGGCTTCGATGCCGAGTTCGCCAACAACAAGGTGACGCAGCTCCAGGGCGAGGCGCGCGGGCATCGACTGGCGAAGGAGCAGGCGGAGGAGAAGCTCGCGGCGTTTGCGGGCATCGAGGACCCAGCCGCGGCCAAGAAGGCCCTCCAGACGGTGAAGAACCTCAACGACAAGCAGCTGGTGGACGCCGGCGAGGTCGAGAAGGTGAAGCAGGAGGCGATCAAGGCGGTCGAGGCGCAGTACAAGCCGGTCGTTGAGGAGCGCGACGCCCTCAAGGGAACGCTCCACAAGGAGATGATCGGCGGACGCTTCGCGCGGTCGAAGTTCATCGGCGAGAAGGTCGCCATTCCGCCCGACATGGTGGAGAGCCGCTTTGGCTCGCACTTCGCCATCGATGGCGGCAAGGTGATCGCCAAGGATGCGAACGGTAACCAGATCTACTCCAAGGCCCGCCCCGGCGAGCCTGCCGACTTTGACGAGGCGCTGGAGATTCTGGTCGACCAGTATCCCTACAAGGACAACATCTTGAAGGGGACCGGATCGAATGGCGGTGGCGCGCAGGGCGGTGGTCGTCCGGGCGGCGGAACGCAAGGGAAGCAGATACTGCGGAGCGAGTTCGATGCGCTCCCAGCTCACGAGAAATCCACTCTCATGGCCAAGGGCGAGATCCAAGTGATCGACAACCCGGCAGCCTGACTGTGGACTTGGGGTTCGCCGTTCCGACCCCCGGGCGGCGGACCTCGTTTAGAGCCCTCTTTCGCAGGAGAGCGGAGGGCGCGCGGTCTGGAAAGACCATTTCCGGGCACTTGCCCAACCCAAACTCAAGCAATAGGAGGGCCAGATGGCCAACACTCTGACGGGTCTTTACCCGATCATGTACAACGCGATGAACGTGGTTTCTCGCGAAATGATCGGTCTCATCTCGGCCGTGAGCCGGGACGCCACCGCCGAGATGGCGGCGGTCAATCAGGTCGTGCGGTCGCCGGTCGTCGGCGCGATGGCGGCGGAAGACATCACGCCGACCAACGTGGCTGCCAAGGGCGCGGACCAGACCATCGGCTTCGTGGACATCCAGATCACGAAGCAGCGGAAGGTCACGTTCAACCTGACCGGCGAGGAACAGCGCGGGCTCGGCGAGGCGAACAACCGCGCCATCGCCACGCAGCGGTTCGCGCAGGCGTTCCGCACGCTCTCGAACGAGATGGAGTCCGATCTTGCGGCGCTCTATGTCTCGGCGTCGCGGGCGCACGGCACGGGCGGGACCACGCCCTTCGGGACCGGTGACGACCTCACCGACCTTTCCGAAGTGCTCCGCATCCTTGACGACAACGGGGCTCCGAAGACGGATCGCCATGTCGTTCTGGGCTCGGCCGCGGTGGCCAAGCTGCTCGGCAAGCAGCCCTCGATGTTCCGCGTGAACGAAGCCGGGCAGGACATGACCCGTCGCTTCGGGATGATGGAGCAGCTGTTCGGCGGGGAGTTCCACCACTCCGGGCAGATCAAGACGCACACGGCTCTGGTCGCGGCGTCGCCGGACTACCTCATCGACAACGCCTCGGGCTATGACATCGGCGACACGACGCTGAATGTCGATACCCACACGGGGGCGTTCCTCGCCGGTGACGTGGTCCAGATCGCGGGCGGCGCGGACAAGTATGTCGTCTCCACGGCGGACGCCGGTGGGAACGATGCCTCCCTGATCCTCGCCGCTCCTGGTCTGCGTGTCGCCGTCGATGACGGCGATGCGGTCACCTTCACGCCGTCCTACACGGGCAACATGGTCTTCACGCGCGATGCCTTCCAGCTCGCCGCGCGGACGCCGTTCATCCCGGAAGGTGGCGATCAGGCGGAAGACCGCGCCTACGTCACGGACCCGGTCTCGGGGCTGACCTTCGAGATCTCGCTCTACAGGCAGTACCGCATGGTCACCTATGAAGTGGCCATCTGCTGGGGCGTGAAGGCGATCAAGCCGGAGCACGCCGCGCTCCTGCTCGGCTAATCGACCAACAGGGCTCCCGGGTAACCGGGGGCCCTTCCTTGCTTTGGAGGCAGCCCGATGCGCATACCTAAGATCACAATCAAGGACGACGATCCGAACAACCACCGAGGATGGAAGACCATCAACCGGTCGGCGTTCGATCCCGCCAAGCACACCCCTCTGGCCGACGCCCCGGAGCCGCCAGCGACCCCTCCGCAATTCGTGGACGGCGGCCAGCCTGCGCCAGCCCCCGAGAAGGAGGCCGAGGTCGCCAAGCTCACCCGCTCGCAGGTCTACCGGATGACCAAGGCCGAGCTGGTCGAGAACCTCGAAGCCCTTGACCAGCCCGTTGTGGGCAACGCCGCGGAGCTCAAGGACCGTCTGATCTCCGCCCTCGCCATCTGAGGATGCCATGACCCTGACCGTTGAAGATGGCACGGGCCTGTCGAACGCAGATGCGTTCATCTCGCTTGCCTACGCCGACGCCTATCATACGAACCTCGGCAATACCGCTTGGACCGGTGCGGACGCGCTCAAGGAAGCCGCCATCCGTCGCGCCTCGCTCTACCTGACGGACAGCTTCAAGTGGCAAGGCTACAAGATCAACGGTCGGGATCAGGCCCTCGGGTGGCCGCGCTACTATGTCGGGGACGATGATGGCTTTGCCGTCCCTTCGGACGAGGTTCCGAGTGAGATCGAACGGGCGACCGCGGAGATCGCCCTCCTTGAGCTGGTCAGTCCCGGCACGATGAACCCAACCTCGACCCCGAGCGCCAAGGTAAAGCGTCAGCAGGTCGGCCCGCTCTCTGTGGAATACGAGAACTACCGCACCGACGCATGGGCGGATCGCCCTGTCCCGACCAAGGTCATGGATATCATCGGCCCGCTCCTTAACGTGGGCAAAACCGGCAATCGCCTTGTCGGAGAGGGGTTCCGGTCGTGAACGAGTTTAGAGCGAACGGGGCGTCCTTCTGGGACAAGGACGATATGATCATCCGTTGGCTGCGCGCCAACCCCGGCAAGACTTTCGAGCCAGCGACCTTTATCTTCATGAAAAGCGCCCTCGCCCAAGGAGACGGCGGGGTCTTCGTTGATGTTGGGGCTTCGACCGGGTGGTTCTCGATCCCGTTCGCCCTGATGGATGTCCCGGTCATTGCCTTCGAGCCGAACCCTCGGGTCCTCGACCGTCTGCGCGCCAATCGGGATCTCAACCAGCTCACGGAGGAGCAGCTGCGGATCGTCCCTGCCGCCGCGTCCGACAGGATTGGAAGCACCACGTTCTGGTCGAACCCGGCGCTTCCCCTTACCTCGGGAGGATCGATTGAGGCAGCGACGTGCGGGAGGCCGACCAGCGAAGAAGTGCCCACAGTTACCTTGGACAGCGTTGTGGCGGATCGCGTTGCCCTGCTCAAGATCGACGTGGAGGGCCATGAAGCTTCGGTGCTGGCAGGGGCCTCTCGGATTATCGAGGAAGACCGGCCGACCCTAGTCCTCGAAGCGAACACTCCGGAGCATTTTGCGCGCCTCGAACACTGGCTCATCGCTCGGGACTACATCTCGCGGCGGGCGGACGAGCGGAACATTCTGGCGACCCCATGCTGAAGGTCGTTACCGTTCTTCGGTCGGGCGGAGACTTTCGCCCCGGCCACGTCGCACGGCTTCACGAACAGTGGCAGACATGGTCGCCAATCGAAAGCGCCTTCTACTGCCTGACCGACATGGAGTTGCCCGGATATATCCGGACGCTCCCCCTGCTCAATAACTGGCCGGGGTGGTGGTCGAAGATCGAGGCCTTCAAGCTGCCGGGGCCGGTCCTCTACCTCGACCTCGATACCCTGATCACCGGCGATCTCGAACCCATCTGCCATCAGGTGCGTGTGCGGGACTTCCTTGCCCTTCGAGAGTTCAATGGGGTCGAGGGGTTGATGGGGTCGGGGCTGATGGGGTGGAGTGGCGACGCCAGCCACGTCTACCGTTCTTTCGCCAAGGACCCGCAGCGATATATGCGCGAATGCCGGACGTCGCGGAAGTGGGGAGATCAAGGCTTCATCGGTGACGCGATCCCGCACGGGCTGCGAACCTACTGGCAAGACGTGCTACCTGGGGCCGTGGTCTCGTGGAAGCGTCATTGCCGGGGAGGCGTCATCCCGCCAGCTGCGAGAATCGTCTGCTTCCACGGGAAGCCGCGGCCGTGGGAGATCGGACTGTGAGGGCGCTCTGCCTCGGCGGCGGGCATACGCTGCTCACGGATCTCGCCAAGGTCGAAGAACTCGGTATTCGTTATGACGCGGTATTCGCGTGCAACGATGCGGGGGCTGTTTGGGCAGGCGAATTGGACGGCTGGGTAAGCCTCCACCCCGAAAAGCTCGACCGCTGGCGTAAACAGCGTGCCGCGAACGGTCACCCGCCCGCTAAGGCCTTTTGGGCCCATCGAGCGCATAAGGACGTCCCGGAGATACGGGTCACGGAGTACACCTTCCCGGGGCAGAAAGCGTCCGGATCGAGCGGCCTCTACGTCGCGAAGGTGGCCATGGTTAACTGTGGGTATCAAGAGGTCCTCTTCTGCGGGGTTCCGATGACCCCGAGCCCGCACTTCTTCGACAAAACCAACTGGCGCTCCTGCAAAGGGTTTCGGCGGGTCTGGCCGAGCGTGGATACCGAATATCGGGCCGGGATGCGTTCTATGAGTGGTTGGACGCGGGTCCTGCTTGGGGGCCCGAGCGACTTCATCGACGGAGGCGACGATGCCGAAGATCACGAACCGGAGTAACCGGACCTTCTCCCTGAAGACGGCGGCGTTGGAGCTTCGGCCCGGACGCAGCGCCGAGATTTCGCGGGCTCATCTGACGCATCCCGATAACGTGGGATACATCGAGAGCTGGGTTCAGTCCGGACGCCTTGAGATTGGTGGGGTCGAGCGTCGCCCGCCGCACGCGCAGCTTATCCAAGAGCGCGAGATGACGAAGACCCGGTTTAACAATCTGCCGCGCAAAGAGCTCGCCGAGCTGGCCGAGGCCCACGGAATGGAGCGGCAGGTCATCGAGACCCTCAAGGTCAGCGAGCTGCGGGCTGCCGTGGCCAAATTGGTGTTCATCGATCTATGACCACTTTCGACTACGCTAGCGCCCAAGCGACAGCTACCGAGCTCATCCGCTTCTTCGGGCAGAACCTGACCCTGCGTCAGCGGGTTAGCGATGGCGCGGCAACGCCGTCCTTCTCGGAGACCGACACGGTCGTTCGCGCCGTGGACCTCAACGTGATGCAGAGGTTCGGCGCGGAGAACCAGAATAGGAAGGCGAGGAGAACGCTTTACATTAGCACGAGCGCCGGGGTCGTCCCGGGCGAAGGCGACCGGGTCCAGATCGGAAGCGAGTGGCACACCATCGAAGAAGTGCGGCCGCTGAACCCGGGCGGGATCGACCTGATGTATGAAGCGGACCTCGAAGACTGATGGCGCGGCTTCGGTATGACATCCTTGAGCTCATCGACAGGCTCGAACCCGGCGTGCGGCGATCCTTTCTCGACGCTGTTGCCGATATCAAGAGCGAGGCCCAACTCAAGCTCCTGACCGCGGCGCTGGCAGATAACGACTTTGCCCGGGCGTGGACGATCCTCCAAATGGACCCCGCCTTCTTCTCGCCGCTCGATGAGGCGCTGCGCGCAGCATACTACCAAGGAGGGGTAGCGGCTTTGGCGGCGCTTCCGGCGTTGCCGCCAAACCCTATCACGGGGGGCCCGGTAGTTGCTCGATTCAACGTCCGGAACCCCCGAGCGGAAGCGTGGGTCCGCGACTGGTCGAGTAGCCTTATCACGGAGATCGTGGAGGATACCCGGCAAGGGACGATGGCCTACCTGACCGAGGCTATGCAGACAGGGACTGGACCAAGGGAAGCGGCGCTCGACCTTGTGGGTAGGGTCGACCGCCAGACGGGCAAAAGGGTCGGGGGCATCATCGGACTCCACTCGTCACAAGCGCGCTGGGTGGCGAACGCCAAGGCCGAGCTCCTGAGCGGCGATCCGACCCGAATGGCAAACTACTTCACGCGCAAGCGGCGGGACAAGCGTTTCGATGGGGCGGTGCGGAAGGCGATCCGGGAAGGGCGACCGGTCCCAAGAGAGCAGGTTAACGCCATGGTGGCGCGCTACTCGGATCGCCTTCTGAAACTTCGAGGCGAGACTATCGCCCGCACCGAGCTGCTTCAGGGACTGCATAATGCTCAGGACGAAGGCGTGCGCCAGCTCATCGAGGCCGGTCACATCCGGCCAGATCAGGTCATTGCAACTTGGGACGCCAGCGAAGACGGGGCCACTCGCCCATCCCACAGGGCCATGGAGGGTCAGAAGCGTGATCGTAACGGCCAGTTCACGACCGGCGACGGCTTCAAGATGCGATACCCGGGCGACCGTTCGCTAGACGCCCCGGCGTCCGAGATCATCAACTGCCGCTGTCGGGTGGAGATTTCGTTCGACTGGTCCGGGCTGGTCGGGAGGTAGCGATGGCACGTTATAGCGCAGCCGACGCCGGGCGCTGGGCGAACGTGACCAACGAGCGCCTTGACCTCGTGGTCAAGCAGGCGGCTAACGACCTGATGGTGCGAGCGAGCAAGACCGCCCCTTCGACTATCCGGGGCGGCTCGATCCAACCGGGCTTCGTGCCGAGGGACACCGGGTTCCTCGCAGCGTCGCTGGTCAGCAGCCTTCAGGGCGGGGCCCCGGTCGAAGGTACCGACAGTTGGCGGTTCGTGGTTGCCGGGATGGAGGCGGGTGACCTAGCTGTCTTCGGCTGGAGCGCCAAGTATGCGCGGGTCCAACACTACAAGGGGTGGCTTTGGCGCGATATGGCCGCTAACGACTGGCAGCGGATCGTGCGAGAAGCGGCGGCTCGGATCGCGCTAGGGAGTGGGGCATGAACAAGGCTGATATCGACGCAGCGATCACCGGAGCGTTCGGCGCTATTCGCCCGGCCCTCGCTATCGCATACCCAAACGTGAAGAGCCAGCACGACCGCCCTTTTGTCGAGCTCCAAATCCAGCCTACCGGCCGTGAGGACACTACACTTAAAGGCGGAGGAGTACTGCGGGAATTCGGGATTGTGAACGCTGTTGTCGTGGTCGACCTTGACGAAGGGACGGCCGAGGCTCACGGGATAGCCGAGCAGATCCGCGCAGCCTTCCCTGTGGGCCATCGGATCTTCATCGATAACGGAGAGGTAGTGTTCCGCACCCCTGCCGATATTCGCGGCGGGTTTCGACAGGGGTCGGAATGGCGGGTTCCCGTGCTGCTGTCATATCTCGCCAGCAACGCCTCCACCGAAGAATAGCGGCTTCCCCGGCAGGCCGCTTCCCCGCTGAGGGTTGAGCCGGGAGTTGACCCCAGAAACCAAAGGAGGGGAATCGAATGAGTATCTCTTACATCGGCACCACGTTGTCCATGGTCTCCGGTTCGCCGGCGACCGAGGATGAGACCGGGTACGCCGCTCTCTCGTTTGTCGAGGTCGGCAAGATCGTCTCGATTGGCGAGGTCGGCGACGAAAGCGAGGACATCGCCTTCGATCTGCTCAAGCCGGGGCGGCGCACGCACGTCTCCGGCGTGAAGGATCTCGGCGAGATCCCCGTGACCATCGAATACGATGGCGCGGATGCCGGGCAGGCCCTCATCCGTGCGGCGAACAACACGAACACGACCCACTCGTTCCTCATCACGGACCCGGACGGGGAGGAGATCTACTTCCAAGGGCTGGTCGCCAACGTGAAGGACCTCGCCCGCGAAGCCAACCAGTACAAGGGCTTCAACATGGTCATTCGTGGCCAGACGGGGGTCACCCGGGTCTAAAGGAATCCACGGACGGAGCACGCCTGTTCCTTTGTTCGTGGTAGTCGGGGGAGGGGCAGCTGCCGCGCCCTCCCCCGGCGTCTAGGCAGCATCGGCAGCGAGGCAGCATCATGGAAATTCACGCTCTCAATACCAAGGCTCCGCAGGAAGACGGGGCCTTCCTGCATCTTACCCACACGAAGTTCGGTCACCTGCTCTATACGGGGCCGGGGGCAGATGAGGAGGGACGGCTGGTCGATTCCGAGCAAGAGCACGAGCCTATCGGCGTGCTTGTGCGCGGGATGGAGGCCCCGACCGTTCAAGCGGCCGCCGCGAAGATCGAGGCTGCCAAGGTCAAGAAGACCGACCCCATCGACAACGAAGAGGCCGGGTTCCGCTTCTGCGAGGTGCTGGTCATCGAGTTTCGGGGGCTCACGAAGAACGGCGCTCCCCTTGAGGCGACGAAAGAGAACATCCGAGCGTTCTTTCGCCTCTCGGACGATCTCGTGACCCAGGTACTACGCTTTGCCCGAGAGCGGTCCAATTTTTTCGGACCGAGGTCGAGCGACTAAAGCGGGACGCCCGACAGCTAGGATGGCTCGCCGCCGTCCCGGAGACCGAGTATGACGGGAAGGTCACCCGCTGGCCGCATACCCGTCTCAGGCAGATCGAGATCGAACGCCGCGAGCCACGCCTGCCGGATACCTCGGAGCCCGGATGGCGCTATATCGACCTGCTGCTGATGGCGGGACCTCTCGCTTTCGACGGCTTCTCCGGATCTCGCCCTATGACGTGGGGCGAGGTTTACGACTTCCACCTAGCGACGGAACGCCTGCCCTTCCCTTGGGAGCGTGAGCTCATTCGCGAGCTTTCGGCGGCATACTTCCAAGGGATGGAAGACGGGAAAGACCCGCTCAATATCGAACCCTACCTGAGGACCACGGATGGCTGATTTCATCGACCTCGGCATGCGCCTCGATACCCGCCAGCTCGACGCCGCGAAGAAAAGCGTCACGGGCTTCGGGGATATCGTGGCAATCACGCAAGCGAAGACCGCCCGCTCCATGGTCATGATGGAGAAGGGTTTCTCCGGGGTAGCGTCGGCGGCGAAGCAGGCAAGCGGAACCCGAGGGGCGGCGGGAATGACCTCGGCCCTTGGCCAGCTCGGGAATATGTCGAGTGCGACCCGCTTCAAGGTCCAGAACCTCGGCTTCCAGTTGCAGGACATGGCCATCCAGTTCCAGGCGGGGACCCGGGCGTCAGTCGTCTTCGCGCAGCAAGGTTCGCAAATCCTCTCGATCTTCGGCCCTGTGGGCGCGATCCTAGGCACGCTCGCCGCGGTCAGTATTCCTCTACTGGCGGCGGCGTTCTCGTTCGCCGGGAGCGAGGCCCGCACCCTTGATGATGTCATGGGGGACCTTCAGGCCACGATCTCGGACCTCGAAGCGGCCCAGAATATCCTTGAGATGTCCGTCGATGAGCTGGGCGAGAAGTATGGCGAGATGGCGACCGAGGTCCGGGATGCTGCCTTGGCGCTTGCTGAGTTCTCGATTGCCTCTGCGCAGAATCAGTTGGCCGAGACGGTGCTGGAATGGGATCGCTCGCTCAAGGAATTCATGATGACGAGCAACACCGCTTTCTCGTCCGGGACGATGCTGGCGACGGCGATCAATAACATCTCCACAGAGTTTGGGGTTAATTCGCAGGTTGCGCGCGAGATGGAGCGCGCCTTGCGCGCGGCTCGGGACGCCATGAGCTTCGAGGATCGCGCGGCGGCGTTGCGGGAATTCCGTCGCCTGATGGAAGAGAACAATGTAGAGGCCTCGAAGCTGCCTCCCGAGCTTCTCGCTGCGCTTCAAGCGACGGCCTCGCTGACCGTGCAGATGGGGGAGCTTGCCGGGCAGACGACCGCTACAGCCAACGCAGCTCGACAAGTGCGTGCGGCGATGGCCGGGGGCCCGATGAACTTCGGAACTCCGCTCTACAAGCAGGGGGCGGCGATGGGCGACCTGCTCCCGCCTACGCCTGTCAAACCCATCGCTTCTCCGAAGGTTGGGGGCGGCGGGGGCGGGGTGTCCGAGGCCGAGCGTGAGCGTCAGCGGATGCAGCAGGAGGCTAAACGCCTGTTTGAGGCGACGCGGACCGAGGCGGAGAAGTATGCGGCCGAGCTGGAGAATATCGAGAAGCTCCACTCGGGGGGCTTCATCAACGCCGATACCTACGGGCGCGCATTGGAGCAGCTGAAGGAGAAGTATGACGGGGCGTCGGACGCCGCGAAGTTCTTCCAGCAGCAGGCCTCCCGTGCGGCGGACTCACTAGTGGATCTCGCCATCGATGGCGGGTCCCTGATCGACATCATGGATCAGGTCGGGCGCACGATTGCCAAGGCTGCTCTGCAGGCGGCGCTCTTCGGCCAAGGGCCGATGGCTGGACTCTTCGGGCAGACGCCGGGCGTCGGGCTTCTCTCGAACATCTTCAAATTCGCCACCGGAACGAATAACGCTCCGGGAGGGATGGCGTTGGTCGGAGAGCAGGGACCCGAGCTGGTCAACCTGCCGCGCGGTGCTTCGGTGACGCCAGCGGATCGAATGAAAGGCGAGCTGCGTCAGATGCGCCCACAGGCCGCCGCTCCGCAGGTCAACACCAAGATCGTCAACGTCCTTGACCCCGGCCTCGTGGGCGAATATCTTTCGACGGCGCAGGGGGAGCAGCTGATCATGAACGTGGTCAATCGGAACCAAGGGGACCGCTAAGTGTCGACCGTCTTCCCCTTTGTCCCTAGCCAGATCGCAGAGCGCCTGCGGTTCTATACGGACGTGCGGAAGACCTTCACGCGGGAGTTCCGCGACAGCCTTCACGACGCCACCCAGATCCTTGATTACAGCTATCGGGAACGGGACGCGAGTTTCGCGCAGGCGATGGAGGCTTTCGGCGATAATGCGGCCGGCGAGTGGTCGGTACCCCTGTGGGCCTACATGACCGCCCTCGATGCCGAGGTCTCCCCGTCAGAGGATACCTTTCTCGTCAACCCAGCCGATTACCGCGACGGAGGAGAGGTTATCTTCTGGGCGTCGCCGGACCTTTACGAGATAGCGACCGTCGATACCTATTCCGAGGGATCGGGCGTCCTTACCCTGGTGTCCGGTGGGCTTTCGAACGGCTATCCGGCTGGCTCGCTCGTCGCCCCGGTGCTTACGGCCATTTCGCCTTATGGAGCAACGACCCAGCGAGGCATCAACGAGAACACGCTCACCGTCCAGTTCCTCGTTACTGATCCGAAGGACCTCGCGGCAACCCGCTACGCAACCTCCGGAGGCTTCGACATTGTCGAGGAGAGCCCCGCCCTCATGGGGCCGCTGGAAGGCGGCATCGCACAGGCGCTCGATCTCATCGACAACGGCTTCGGCAAGTTTGCCATCGAGACGACCGAGAATTACATACGCCGACGCGACACTCTGGTCTGGGCCGACCATACGCCACAGGCGCGGTGGGATCGCCTCCAGTTCCTTCATCGCTGTCGTGGTAAAGATCGGCCCTTCTGGTTGCCGACCTTCAAAGAGGAGGTCCGCGTGCTGGAGAACGCCGACGCCGCCGAGACGGTGTTTACCATCGCCCACGACCTCGCGTCCCATACCGACCTAGTCGGGAAACGCCTGTTCATGAAAGATGAGCGGGCGGCGGTCGGGGTCGAGGCGGGACTGGTATCGATTACCGGCAGCACGTCCTCAACGATCACGGTCTCCCCGACGCCGGGGGTGGTTGCAGCGCAGGCGGATGTTTACTGTTCGCTCGCTCACCTGATGCGTTACGATACTGACCAGTTCGAGCTATCTCACGTGCGTACCGCGGATGGGTGGTTTACGACAATCAGCGCGCCGGTCGTGGAGGTCCCGGGATGAGCTACGCAAGCGTCCTTGACGACATCTTCGGCAAACGTCCGATCTGGCTCTACGAGTTCGCCAAGGACGGCGAGCAGCGGTTTTTCACGAGCCGTTCCTCCGACTGGACCGATCCGGATAGTCAGGTCTGGTCCTCGCGAGCGATCTCCCATACCGCGATCCGGAATACCGGCGTCATGGGGCGCGCCTCTGTGGACATCGTGTTCCCACAGTCCGATGAATGGGCGCGCACGTATATCGAGGATAACGGGTACGAGGACAATACCGTCCAGATCTCTCGTGTCTTTCTCAATGACGGCGCGCTCGAAAAGTCGCTGCGCTTCCGCGGTCGGGTCATCTACGCCAAACCCGGATTCACGCGCCTCATCCTGACCGCCGAGAACCGTTTCACGGAGTTGCGTCGCAAGGGGATCAACGCTGTCTTCCAACGCCCCTGTCGGCATTCACTATACCACTCGCAGGCGGGCTATGGCTGCGGCGTCAACATTGCGTCCTTCCGAGTGGCTGGGACCGTGACGGCGATCTCGCTCAATACCTTAACGATCAGCGCCGCCTCCTCCTACGCTGCCGGATACTTCTCGGGTGGCGTCTTCGAGTGGAACGGGAAGCGTCAATTCATTGTCAGCCACTCTGGCTCGACTATCGTACTGCTCGGTCCGGTCCCGGGTTTCGCAGCGGCACAGGCTGGCGGCAATCAGGCGGTGACCATCGCACCCGGCTGCGATCTCTCGCGGGCGACATGCGCCAGCCGCTTCAATAACCTCGCCAATTTCGGTGGATTCTCTTGGGCAGATGAAACGCCCTTCGATGGCAAAACGGTGTTCTAATGTGGGTCAACCTACTCATCAGCATCGTTATCTCGCTCGCCCTGAGCCTGCTGCGACCAAAGCCGCCGGCCCCGAAGCCGAGCACCCTGAACGACTTCAAGATCCCAGTGACCGAGGAAGGCGAGGAGATCACCGTCTGCTGGGGGACCAACTGGGTAACGCCGCAGATCCATTGGTATGGCGATCTCAAGACCGAAGCGATCAAGACGAAGCAGGCCAAGAAGTGACCGACGATCCGATCATCACCCTCACGGATTTCCGCACGGTCGGGATATGCCCGAAGGCGCGAACCGTCTTCTTCGAGAAGCACAGGCTTGACTGGAAGGTCTTCGTGCGGGACGGGATCGCGCTCTCGATCCTTCGGGCGACGGGCGATCATCAGTCCAATGTGGATCGCCTTGAGGCGGCGGCAAGGAGACGCTTGAATGGGTAAGGGCGGCAAGTCGGTCACGGTCGGATACAAGTATTTCCTCGGCATGCACGCGGTGCTTTGCCAGTCGCCCGTTGACGCCCTCCTTCAGCTCGACTTCGGGGATCGGACCGCGTGGGCTGGGACCGCGAAGAACCGGCGGATCAGCATCAATCGCGACAACCTCTTCGGCGGTAAAGCGAGAGAGGGCGGCGTCTCAGGCTTCATTGACGTGGAAGGGGGTGAGCCGACCCAGGAGCAGAATACCTATCTTGCGTCGAAACTCCCGGGGGGCAACGTCCCTAACTTCCGCGGTGTGATGAGTCTCGTCTTTCGTCGCTTCTATTTCGGGAACAACCCCTACATCAAGCCCTTCCGGGCGAAGGTCCGCAATGTCTTCAGCACATTCGGGAACTTCGAGAAGAACCTTGCTGCGCTCAACGTCGAGTTTAGCACAGAGCCTCTTGCAGTCTATATCGCCTTGGATAACTCTGGCTCGATGCTCACGGGCGGGAAGGGGGCGACGGCGATCACGGCCATCAACATCCTCTTGGACCGCATCCCGAATTCGGACAAGAACTCCGTGGCCTTCGTGCGGTGGGGCGGAGCTGTCGATCTCTACGCAGAAGAGATCGGGTGGGACAATACCGCTCGTTCAACGCTCAAGTCGCTCGTCTCTGCCACTCCTTACAATGGGTCCGCCACCGACTTTGCAGTGGCTTTCGATAATGCAGGAGACTTCTTCGACGATGTAGACAACGCTATCGACGTCAACCCGTCCAATCCGGCACAGACCAATCCGGCCGCCTCGGGCGGCTCCGCTGTGGGCTCGTCCTCCGGCAACGACCGCATCCGTCGAATCATCGTGTTTGTGACGGATGGGGAGCCCACGCGAGTGGGCGGGGACCCGGCGCAGACCATTACCGACGAAGCGGTGGCGGACCTCGCGGCCATCGATGCTGTCGAGGTCTTCACCTTCAACATTGATCTCGAAGACACCACATACACGGAACAGCTGGACAGCTCTGGCGAGACCACGGTCATTGATGCGGGCCAAGAGAACGAGATGGCGGACGCCATCACTGCGAACGCCTCGTCCTTCGCCGACCTCAACGCTGCCCACATTGCGCGGGACATCCTCGTCAACCCGTTACTGAATGGCTCGGGAGACGAGAACGACATAGGGACGTCTTTTGCCACGGCTGCCCAGACTCTGTATGATGAGGGCTTCGGCCTTTCGATTCAGTGGTCAAATATCAACGACATGGACTCGATCAAGCGAATGATTGAGTCCCATATCGATGCGCGCATCTACTTCGACACGGCGACGGGGAAGTGGGAGATCAAGCTCATCCGCCCGGACTACACGGTCGGGGACCTCTTCACGTTCGACAACACGGTCATCACGGAATGGGTGCAGGAGCCGGAGACACCGAAGACCTTTGAGCTAACCAACCAGATTACGCTCGAATACACGCGGCGCGATAACGGGAAGTCGACCGCGGTGACCCTGACCAATATCGCCGGCGTGCTGGCATCGGGACGGATCATCAACGAGAAGGTAGAGATGCCCGGCATCACGTGGGGCCCGTTGGCGAACAAGGTCGCTCAACGTGAACTCCAGTCTCGGTCGTCTCCGATCACGCGAGGGGCCTTCCGCGCCGCTTACGTTCCGACGACCGTGAACCTCGGCTCTGCGATCATCGTGAACGAGCCTCGGGTTGGCCTTGTCAACCGGGTTTGTCGCGTCACCGAGATCGAGGAAGGCGATCTGCGCGACAACTCCGTGATCGTGCGCTTTGCCACTGACGTCTTCGCGCTTGACCCTGTGCAACCTTCCTTTGCGGTCGAAGACGTCGCCCCGGCACCGGATTACACGGCGCTGCCGCCCGATGTCACAGTCGCCTTCGAAGCCCCGTTCTACCAGCTGCTGCTGGACATCGGCGAGAGCGACCTGCTGGCGGATCTCGCGAGCGAGCCCGACCTTGGCTTCTGGCTAGCTGGCTGCGACAACCCCGGCGAGAACCACATTCAGTCTCAGATCTCGATCAACAACGGCGGCACCTACTTCTTCGTCAACTCGGCCCCGTTCGCTCCGGCGTTTGCGCTGACCTCGCCCCTGTCCGGGCTGGCGACGGACGATACCTTCACGGCGCTGGAGACGGGGGAAGAGGCGCAGGTCGAGGTTGGGGACCTCCTGCTTATTGGCGACGAGCTCGTCCGCGTCGATAGCATCGTGATTACGGGCGGGGTCGCCACGTTCACGATAGGGAGGGGCTGCCTCGATACGGTCCCGCGTCCGCACGGTGTCGGGACGTATGCCGTGGCGTGGCAGAACTCCACCCTCGGCGATGCCGTTCAATACGTCGCCGGCGAGGCAATCGAGGTCAAGGTGTCGACCCAAACACCGACCGAAAGTTACCCGCTCAGTCTGCTCGCCGCGCAGACGATCACGTTTGATTCTCGCGCCATCCGCCCCTACCCTGTGGGCCAGCTGATGGTCGACAGCTCCTATGATCCGGGGCTCGTCGGCAGCTCGGTCACCGCCACCTGGGTCCACAGGGACCGGCTGCAGCAGACGACCGGGACTGTCGAGGATCATACCTCGGCCACGATTGGACCCGAGAGTGGCGTTTCCTACCTGCCCCTCGGGCGCGTGATGTTCATGCACGCGGACGTTTTCGAATCCGGTGTCACAGACTTCTTCGCGCGGCGGGATTTCTTCGTTGACGAGGATACCTTTGTTGAGGTCGAGTTTGACGACCTCTCCCCAGACGACGACACCACCTACACGTTTGACTTGACCGTGCTGGACCCCTACGTCGATGAGGAAACTCTCGCCTTCGACCTCGGCGTCAAGACGCTCCGGGGGACCTCGCCGGTCTACGAAAACTGGCAGACACCTTTCGTCCGTGTCCAACCTCTCCTTGCCCCGATCTTCCTCGAAGGGGAAGACATCACCGGCGCGGCGTCCCCGTCCCCGTCCCCGTCTCCATCCTCGTCTCCCGAAACAGCCGGAACCGGGTTCCATGCCGTCCTTGGCACAGACAGATCGGTTTCACCGAGTGCGTTCCTGACGGTCGCGCTGGACACGGTCGATGACGACACGGGTGGCTTCGACACATCGCTCGGGTATTTCGTGGTTCCGGCGTCGCTCAACGGGAAGTGGGCGCGGTTCGTCGGCGGGGTGCGGCACAATTCCGGCGCTTCGGGCTTTGGCGTCTACATCAGCAACAGCACCGGCTCGAAAGCGCAAAACCTCACGGGCAACGTGAATTCGTCCGCTTACTCCTACGGCCTTGTTCAACTCGGGCCGGTTGAATTGGTCACGGGCGATATTTGGACTCTCGGGTTCTTCAACACGACCGGCGGCATCGTGCTGGCATCGCCTGAGACTTTCCTCGCAATGGAGGTTCTGGACTGATGGCGCTCAAAGGGTTCAGGGCGGTTGCCAATGCCTTGCAAGGTTACATTGCCGGGACTTGGGGGGTCAGGATTTACGGCGACGAAATTCTCGACACCGAGTCCGGCTTCAACACCGCAAATGGAACCTACACCGTTCCGGCTGGACTCGATGGACTCTACGGGGTTTTCGATGCGGGCTGGCGTGGTGGCAGCGTGGACACGGCTTTCGAATTCGAAGTGTCTACGGACGGCGGTTCAAATTGGAGTCAGATCGCGACGGCGCGTGTCGATCCGACGATTACGCTTGCGCAGACGATGACGACTGGTCCTGTTCTTCTCACCTCGGGCCACCTGTGGCGGACACGCGGCCTTCTTCAACTGACGCAAAATGCCGTCGCTGATCCTCGCGCATTCTTCGGCTTGTCGGTTCTGGATCATGGCACCTTCTCCGGGTTCCGTGCTTTGTCAAACGCCACTCAGGCGCTGACGGCGGGCACTTCTCTTGAGGTGCAATTCGCAAACGAGATTTTCGACACTGAGTCGGCATATGACGGTACGTCGCGCTTCACCGTCCCGGCGTCGTGGAATGGGAAATGGGCGCGGTTCGACTGCGGCACGTATATCGATGGGACCGGGAACCTGTATTTGGCTCGATTGCAGCGGTCGACAGATGGGGGCTCGAATTGGGCGGACTTCGCGCGCAATGGTTGCGAAGCACCGGTCTATTTCCACGGCAAACAGGTGTCGGGGCAAATCCGCGTGAACACCGGCGACATCATCCGGGCGCTTGTCGCGCAGTCGGCGAGCGGTCGAAGCGTCCAGAGCGGAAACTTCGTGTTCTTTTCTGGCTATCTCTGCGGGGGCCTCTGATGCCGATCAAGCTGAACTGG